CTCGCACCTTTCCCCGCTTTCCAGCGGGTACGGTGGCACAGAGTGCCAAGTGGGTATCTTCCGCGACATGCTAGTCCGTCGTGGTCAGATAACGAGCCAAGTTTCCTTGGTAGTTATAGAACCGCTCCTTTATTAGAACTCCAGTAGTCAGGTTTTAAATTGACCGCTTTTGCTCTATAGAGTTTAGTACTCTTCCTTTGCTGGAAAAAGTACTTACGATTCACATACTCACATTTATCTGGAACTTCGTCCCAGACACGCGTAAATATACTACGTGCTAAAGTGTATACCGATATCTTTGTATACCCGCATGTTCCCCTTATTACATCTCCATCTGCAGGAACACCTTCATCCCGAATTAACGGTATAAAAGGCTCTTTCTCGCGTACGTAGATAGAATAACATGGAAACACATAATCGCACCTAAGTACCTTTCTAAAGAACTTCGGTTTGAGGATATACGTGTCAAAGACTCCTCCTTCAAAACCCGCACGCTCCCGTGTTCTCGACGAACGTGGCGACCATTCACCAATAAGGTGACCGTCACCGTATCCATCAGGACCGTAAAGACGTGTAGGTTCATGCGTCTCCGATTCAACCATTTTGGCAAGAGAAAACTCACCATTTCGGAAGAACCAGTTATGCATTGAGAAGAGGACCCGATCATTTACCAGAGTTCTTAGGTAATATGGCCGGATATCGAAACCATTCAGATAATCGGACCCACAGGATTCCCGAAACGGGCCAACTGAAAAGGATTTTTTCGCATTAAGCTTAAAACCACATTCCTGGAGGACCACGCTAAGTAAATCGAACCCTTGTGACGGAATAATTATATCGTCACCGTAGACCCTTAGATCTGTCGAATCTATCTTCAGAAACTTACATACACCATAAGCAAGACCATAAAAAAGAACTGTTTCGAGCTCAAATGTATAGGCGTTGCCCATACTTGAGAACTTCTCAACCAGAATTCTAATAGGTTCATTCTTACCATGTGTATATTCTACAACAGGGGTCCGTGCATAATCTAAAAGCACAGCCCAGTCATAGGGCAACAAGTTCCATACTAATGAACGGGAGACACAATCAGAAGCCATACTCAGGTCGATTGTAGCTAAGCTACCATCGATACTACCCTTTCTAGCCAATTTTTGGTTCGCCGTCTGGTCAGATAAATCCAAACCAGCCACTTTCAAACGCTCTTTCATACAAGAACCAATTCCTTTTTGGAGTAATCCATTTAATGGAGGTTCAACTACGATTGAGCGATGTCCACGACTGTTTTTTGGTACAAATGACAACTTCCCAGGCACCACATCAACATCAACTACGTAAGTCTCTCGTGAGAGAGCCTCGTAAGAAGAATGTGCGTAGCTCAATTCCGGTAACTCTTCCAAGAGTTCTCGGAGAATGGGAAGGAGATTCATACTACACTCTAGTCTACTCGTCATCTTAGTCCTAGAACTAGAGACGAGCGATTTTGTGCTAGTGTTTGATCCCGGTCCAAAAGATAGGTCTAAAGAGTCAAGTGTTGGCACACCACCAAGGACTTTCGCGATTTTTTGCGAAGCGTAGTACAATACTGCGCTCACATCCCCATTCAGGGACGACAGGTCTTCAAGGCGTGCGTTAGTAGCTCGACACATATCTTCTGAAAGTAAAAACTTCTCCCAAGCAACCGCTTCCTTATCTATGCCCAGCTCAAGGAAATCTTGTTTTTCAACAAGCCCTTGAATCTGACGTGCATAAACAAAATCGTCAGTTGTGAAAGCCCAGCTATAGTCAATTTGAAAATCAATGACTTCTAGCCAGCGGTGATCCTCAACCAATTGAAACAACTGATTAGTTAAGGGACCACCAAGGTCTCTACATGAACCGGAAAGCCGTTCCACGAGTTTTATAGACTCCTCGACGGTACGTTCCTTTAAATATGACATAACTTTTCTCCAATAGGAGGTAAAATAAATCCCTCAAATATAAGGGATGCCAAGGAAAGTAAGCTTTACTTGCTTAAGGCAAAACTTAACTAGGGAGTACTACGTTGGCAAAAAATGAAGGACAAACTCTAATGGCTGCTTTCCAAGCATCACCAGCAGAGTCGTTGCGCAATGTACCGTAACCGGTAATTGAGTCAGCGCCTTGCAAAATACCAACGAGCATCCTCAACAGATTTGTGCGATCCGCTACAGTACTACGTTTGTCTGCAAACATCGAAAAGATGCCTGACGTGACGTACGCGACCTTTGGCGGGGCAACATAACCTGAAGAGGTCCCTGACGCACCTAGAGTCTCCATAGTGGGAACTTCTAGCTTTGCTGTTAACTTATAAGTACCATTTTTCAGACGTGTTTGAATAAAGTTCAACCGAGGTTGACCATCAATCGGCACACCTGCATCATTTCCACGCCAATAAGGATTAGGCGTATCGGTGACTGGTATTAAAGTCCACTCTTTAGGAGTAGTAGCATCGTCTTTAACTAAGATGTTATTCATAGCTGGCATAATAGCCTCCTCGCTCTTCCGAGCAAAATATATAAAAGGTCTGGTGTTACCACCAGTAGTTATTGCAATAGGTGCAATGCCTTTGAAAGGAAATGATTAGGTATAAGATAAACTTCTACCTAAGCGACTAGTTACAAGCGCTATAGCATTCGTTACATGTAACGGACTAAGTGCTTGGTCAAGAGGTTTAAAACGAGGAAGAGGCACTTGTAAGTGACCTAGTCCTGCTGTTCTATTCACGTACAGCCGCTCGCATTCTAAAGTTGAACCACCGTAAAATTGGGGATTCACTTTTATTATGGGACCACGACAAATAAATTGTCTGGCTGCAGTCTTGTACCAACGGCCTTGTAACACAGGGACAGCGGTAGCCGCCGCAAGGTAGGTACCGATCGGAATAAACCAATCAATAACAAACGAATACGGAACTACTTCCCAGGCTACGGTATACGGGTCTTCCAGACCCAACGACCTCGGCTTGTCAAGGGTCATGTCCTCTCTCATCTCCAGTAGAATTTTCTGGGTAAACTTGCCCACAGTGGGACAAGCATAAAGAGTAGGAGACACGGACCCATCGAAGCGAGTAAATCGCTTTGTGGATGCTTTAAAGTAGTAGGACCTCGGTCCACTTGTTAGAGCCTCATAGGCTTTACAAGCTTCATGGACGTCTCTAAGTAAAGGCTTCCAGCCGTATTGTAACTCCAACCAACGTGAAGAGATATCTTCTGGGCTTAACGAGAGCTTTTTATTGGTAAAAAACTTACCACTCTTGCTACGACCCCATGTTGATTTGAACACTCCAAGTCTCTGTGCCGCACGGCGAAAATTACCGCGTGACGTATCGACTAGAGCCCCGCCTACCGTAAGGATGGATTCCTTAACAAGCTTCACCGTTTTAGCGCCTTCGGCAACAGCAACTCCGAGTTGTAACTCGTGCTGATTTACCTTGTTCGCTAACTTCGCTAAGAGCTTGATTGTATCATTATCATCCAACGTTTCGTCAAGTAAGCCTGCACCGTCAGACACGAAATATGAACCAACTCGGTTCTCTCGCGTTCTGATACAGTTTAGCTTAGTCAACGTATATTCGTTGTAAGATAGCCTAGATTGGCCATCAATGATAACATACTTACCATCGGTACCATGCCAGTCCTTGAAAGCTACACCTTGTGTAAACACATTGGGAGTCTCTTCAGGTAACCAACTTGGTGATCCAACAGTACCGGTAGTCATGATTGATCCAGCAATCCAGCTGGATGTTTCAGAACAGAATACTGTTCTGTGGTGGACTCTCTGGAAAGAGAGTTGGGCGCACCATTCAAAACGCCCCCATACGTTCGCAGCAAATCACCTCTATCTAGGACTGCTAAAGCTACAACTGTAACACTCACAACTATTGTGCGAATGATAGTAAAACGTGTGCAGTAATAGCAAGTCCTGCGAAGACGATTCATCACACCAGACCGTCGTCGATTTCTTCGTATCATACGAAAAACTCTTCGACATGCTTGGAAACTTTATCCGCCATGCTAAACAAGAAATTCTTTTGTATAGCAGCTAAGTTCGATCCATCAATGGAAAGATAAACATTAGCAATGGAATCCAACATCGCACCGGAGAAAAAACTATCTTCGGAACGCAGCAAGCCGTAGTCGAGAATAGTCTCGATTCTGCTAAGCTGCTTAAAGAAACGTTGGAAATCAGGATCATCAATCACCTTGCTCAAAAATTGCTGAACAAAGGGATCATTGATGAATTCTGAAAATGATAAAGTATCCATGGTGTGTGTCCTCGTTATGTTAGAGTGATTGCGCGGAC